TATCGATTCTCCGGCGATAATCGTCTCCGGACTATTTTCTGTGTCCCACGTCATAGCCGGTAGGCACGCGCATTGCTCTATGCATTCGGCAAGGGCCTCCGCCTTCAGCTCCGCATATTTCTCCCAATACTCCGGGCTGCCCTCTTCCAGCTCGTAATCCTTTATAACGATCTCCGATATCTTTCTCCCGCTCGCGCCGTCATAGCTCTGTATGGTCTCGTATATATCGAACTCCGCCACGCAAACCTCCTCGCAGGCGCAGTAATGTTCCAGGGCCTTGGCGAACCTTTTGGCAAGTTCCTCCTCGGTCGGGTCATCCGACACGCCGTCAGGCACGCACCAGTTGAACTCAGCCCCCGGCTCCGACTCATGTTTCGGATCATATTCATCTTCATCCCCGCCTGGGGGGCCGTAATCGCCGTCCTCCGGACCTGGGTACCAGCCGCTCGGGCAATCGTCCGTGATCTCCGTATTATCCGTGATCCTCACGCTCACCGAGGCCTCCAGCCCTTGCTCCCGGTTAGAGGCCATGTATGCCCTAATGATAGATTCACCTACCACAGACCCGGTAAATTGATTTAATGCCGCGCCCTGGGCCTTGTAATTGACCAGCAGCTTTGTCCCTGTGGCCGTTATTATATCCAGATCGATCAACTTGCCGTTGTGGGATGCGTACAGGTTCCCGCCGATAGGATTGCCGTCTTCGTTCGCCTCATACACGCTCGACACGCTTGCCGGAAACATGGTTATCTCGCACTGAGAAACCCCGGAGACCTCATTTACTGCCGTCGTCTCCTCGTTAGTCACATTCACCTTGCCCAGCCTGGCCTTGGTCCATGACAATTTACCGCGCCTGGAGGCGCTTGTCTCGGACATGAACACCATCTTGCCCGTGGTGACAGGCCCGCTCTCCTCAGCGTATACGATCAGTTTTGATATGCCGTTAAGATTGACGGATGTGGGCGCGGCGGTCAGCTTAATGGTAGGGGGGCACTCGCAGGGATTTTCAATATACACGATCGCCGAATCCTGCTGCCCCTCAACATCCGCGGTCACTGTCACGTCCTCCGGCTCATCACCGGCCGTGAGATAATTTATCGCGACTCCTCCCACGCGGTATGTAATGAGCAATGACTGATCGCAATATTTCAGTTTGTCTGTAAGCGTTATGGTATTGCCGTCTATCTCATACCCTCCGGCCGCGAAATTCTTTTTCCTGGCCGTGTCCGAATAGGCATAGATCCCTTCCACCGCGCTCGGCGCGAAATCCACCTTAACAGTATAAAAATTGCTCGCCCTCTGGGCCCCGTTGCGGATAATAATCTCCTGCGTGTTGGAGGTATCCGAAACCAGGTCCGCATTATCGCTGTCCGTCTTCCAGTTTACCACCAGGCCGTTAACAGGCTCGCCGTTCGAGTCGGTCACCCTGGCATACAGCTTTGAGCGCGCCGCGCCGTCCGCCTGCAGGCACGGCTCCGGAATCATGAGCACTACCGAATACCCTGCCAGCGATCCGGTCGGAGTGATCCGCACGCGGTTGGCAAACGTCGGCCATTCTGGTCTCTCCGTGATCTCCGCGATATCCGCGTCCGTGATCGTCACGTCCGCGGCTGCCGGCGCAAACTCTATCTGTTTGACGCAGAGATGCCCCAGCCTGTCAGTCGTGACCAGGGCGCCGGCAAGCATGGCCAGTTCTGATATAACATCGATAGGATAGATCCCGTCCGCCTCAAATGTGTAGGGATAGATAACAAAATCGCTGATATCGCTGTATTCGGGATCCCAGGTAAAACCTACCAGGTCGCACATCTCTTCACAGATGGCAAAGAATGTTGTCTGCTCCTCCCACGCCTTTGTCACTTTAGGGGCGAAAGGTTCCGCAAGCATGGCGGTCAAAGAGCGTCCCCATATCCCTTGCATGAGATCGGCCTTGATGCCGGCAGCAAGGGCCGGCCGCTCGATGAAAAATTTCCCCTGGCTTATCCATGTGGCGCCGGTTTTTGTGAAAACCTCGATCTCCGGAGCTTCGGAAATCTGAGTAAAATCGAGACTTGCATAAAAATCGGGGTCCGCGATATCCAGGGTCATCTCCCTGCAGAAACTCGTCAGCGAGCAGGAGATCGAAAACCGGCTCACCTTGTCGGATATGTCCTCGCTGTTCAGCGTTATTTTCCAGCCGTATGGCATACTATGCTCCGCTCACTACTTCCAGGGACATCCCAAAATCTATCCTGGTTTCCACTAAACTTGCGACCACGATCAGATTGATCTCATAGCTGTAAATCTTCTCGCCGTGCTGCGCCCAGAACAGATTGCGCCAGTATTTAAACCCTCCGGGCCGCGCAAACCGAACTCGCCAAATGTTAAAACCGTCAGTGAAAAAATATTCGCCGTCAACCGTCTCGTGGATGGTCTTGAGGCCCGACACAACAGAGGAGGATAGGGCGATCGACTCGGAGAATGAGATCCTGCCGTCCTTCTCATACACCCCAAAATCCTGTATCACCGCACCGCCCAGGGTCGGGATCACACTCCCCCTGCCGATCTCGCCTGCCTGAAAATCGTACTGCCCGTCTCCCAGGATAGGCGGCTGATCCAGCACGACCAGGGTCGCCGGCGCGGGGTCCGCGTTCGCGGGGTCCGTCGTGGGATCTATATCGGTGCTGTAAAACGCAAAGTCTTTTTGCTCAGTCATCTTTTAGCCAACCCCATCTTGATCAGCTCTTTTTCAAACTCCTTAACCATCTCTCTCGTCACCCTGTTGTTGCCTATCACGTTCAGCGGCATCTCTGCATTGCCCGCCTGGAAGCGTATGGTCATGGTCTCTCCGGATCCGGCGATCCCGCCCGCCTGAAACGCGAATCGCGGCTCGGGTATGGATATATTGGATAACAGCCCGCCGATCCGAGCGCGGACCGCATTGTTAAGGTCCAGTTTCATGGCGTTAAGCGCATAGAATAATCCCGCGCCGTATTTTTTTACCGCCTCCTTGCGGATGACAAACTCACCCGCCTCCAGGAGTGCCCGTATCCGGTCCCCCCCGCCGTAACCCGGAAACTTGCGCCCGGCCCTGGCGTAAATAGGCCCGCCTGTCCGCTTGGCGTCAACGTGGTGAGTCACGACAGTAATATGCTTGGTCTCGTCCTTAACCAGGTTATTTATCGCAGCCTGCGCCGCCTCGAGGTTTTTCAGTTGTATCGCTATATTCGCCTCTCTCTGCTTTGCGATCTTGTCTAATTGATTCTTTATCCCGTCAGCGGTGACCGTCCACTCATCTCGCGCCTTTGCGGCCGCGTCCCTCTGCATGGTGTATAATTCGTTAACAAAATCCCCTACGGCCTGCACGCCGTTGATGGCGATCTGTTTGGTCTCCTCCAGGGACATGACAACAACGTCCTTGCCGTCCTCGGATTTTTTCACCTCCTGAGCCAGGTCCGCATATAAACTTTCCGCGTCCCTCGCGAGTTCCTCGGCCAGTTTATAATCTCCACGGGCCATCGCCTCCCTGGCCGCGTACATCTTTTGCTCGGCCTGCAGCCTCTTGTCCGCCCATACAACCGCGTCCTCCAGGCCCATGCGGCCCAACTCCCGGATCTTGTCCTCCGTGGACATCCGGGCGTACTTGATCTTGTCTTCCCACTCGATCACCTTCTGGGCATAATCCGCGGCCTGTTTTTTAGCCTCGTCATAGGCGGCCTTGGCCTTTTTCTCGAACTCGTCGAGCTGCTCCGCAGTGGCATCCACTGCCTCGGCAGGTTTTGACATGTCCTCTGCCGCGTCCGTCGCGGCCCCGCCTGCTCTCTCAAAATGCACCTGGATTTCATGGAGCCGTTCATTAATTATTTTTAATCTCCTGGCATATCCTTCGGGATCGAGAAACTTGGAAAGGTCGCTTTCTTCCATCTTGTTTTTAAGCGCCGTGTAATATACCCTGGCCGCTGCCAGCTTTTTCCGGAGATCCTCCAGGTCTTCCTGGGCCAGATCCGTAAAGTTGCCAGGTAGCCTCACGTCCTTGAACTCCTCGTACTTTCTTATCAGCCTGTCCGAGTTTTCCCTGAGCCTGTCCTGGGATTCCCGCATGGCCTTGTGCGCCTTGATCGCCCCGTATATCTCTTTTCCCAGTGTAGCGAGCTGATATGACGTGTAGAGTATGGACGCGGCAAGACTTGCCTTCATGGCGATGCCCGCCGCGGTGAATTGTGTCGTTAGTGTGCCTGTGAGGATCTGCGCGGCCCGCGCCTTGATGATAAACCCGCCCAGACCCGATACGATATGCTTGAGGCCTATATGCCAGATTGTTAAAGCTCCGACAGCCCCGGCCAGGGCGCCGAGAATCGCCTTTGTCGCCGGGTCCGTCTCGCGGATCGAATCGGTCAAGAATCTGAAAGCCCTGGCCAGGGGCAGCAGGCCCTTGGCTGCCAGCTCCCCCGCGGAGATCATCAGGGCATCCATTTCGTTGCGGAATAGTTTAATCTGATTCTCCGGGGTATCTTTCATCTTGTCGAATGCCTCTTCCATCGCTCCTGAGGCAACGTCCATCTCCTTCAGGGCCTCGACGAGCACATTGAAATTCTGTGTCAGGGCCAGAACGCCGGTGCGCGCCCGAACGTCCGGAATCAGCAGCCGCATCTGGTCGATAGACAGATTTTTCTTGCTGATAGCCTCCAGGGTCGGGATCAGCCCTTGCCAGGTGATCCCCAGGGCCTCCATATTTTTCTTTGCATCCGCGGTAGGAGCGGCCAGCGCGTTGATTGCGCCCCTGAGCGCGTTGACTGCCTCAGGAGTTTTGATTCCCGCCTTGGTCATGGTCGCTATCGCTGCGGACAGATCCCCTAACCCTACCTTCGCGGCCTTAGCCGTGGGCAGCACCTCGCCTATGCTCTGCGCCAGCTCGGGGAATGTGGTGACGCCGATCTTGACGGTCTTGAACAGGATGTCGTAGACTTCGTCCAGCTCGTCAATTGATTTGCCGTATGCGTTGATGACCGAGATCCCCACGTTCGCCGCGGTCTTGGTATCCGTAACGCCCGCCACGGCCGCCTTGGCGGCTTGCTCCAGCACTCCGACAGATTTTTCCAGAGCCACTCCGGCGGAGAGAATGTCATACTGCGCCGCGGAAAGCTCCGATGCGGTCTGGGGGATCTCCTTTGTCATTGAGCGGATTTCTTTTCCGAGCGACGCGAATTGCTCTTTGCTCACATCGATCAGGGTGTTGACCTCTGCCATGCGCTGGGAGAATTCACTGTATCGCTGGAAGGATTTGATGACCGCGTATCCGGCGCCGGCCAGGGCGATAAGCCCAACCTTTGCCTTTTTAAGCTCTCCGGCCCAGTCGCCGGTCTCCCTGCGGAGTTCAGCGGTCTTTTGTTTGAGTTTTACTTGTGCCTGGTATAGCTCGGCGCTCGATAGGGTCCCGGATTTTTTCAGCGTGTCGTAGGATCCCCGGAGCTTGGTGATCTCTTCCCGGATCTCTTTGTATGACCGGACGCCCAGATCCTTGCGGGCGTCTATGACCTTTTGCGCCTCAACAGCGGCTTGTTTGGTCTTGTCCAGCTCGCTCCTGGTCTTGCTTAGCTCCTCTTTGGTCCGGTCTTTTGCCTCGACAGTTATCCTGACTTTGCGGTCTGCCATCATTATCCTCCGGAGGCTTAAACCAACGCACGGCCTCCTCTATCGCCAGATTAAAGAAACTCCAGCCGTAATCCCACGCTCGCGCGTGTCCCATTATGATCAGACTGCAGACGGCTCTTCTGATTTCTTCGCTTCCAGCGCCGCTCGCCCTACGTTTGCCAGCCTTTGCATCAGGCCGGCGAAAGTAGGGTTTATTTCTTCAACCGCGTCGAACATAATCTCTATCTCGGATGGGGCGTATCTTGCCAGGTCCTTGATTTTCATGCCGAGACTCATCACGAGAGCGCTTGAGGGCAGCCGATCCGGAAACAGCATGTCGATGTCATTGATATCAGGATCATCTGAAGAATCCATTATCTTTATGATCTGATCGACCGTGAGCTCTTTGACTGTGATCTCACGGTCATTGATCTTTATAATCTTTGTCTTCCGCATCCGTTCCTCCTCTTACGATTTTTGATTTATGATTGTTGATTTTCGATTTTATTCTGTCTTTCAATCATCAATCGCCCCTCCGGGCCGTAGGCCCTTCTGGGCCAGAGGCAATCGCAAATCATCAATCCATCCCCAATCATCAATCAACATCACATCGTCTCGACCTTGTAATATTCCTGCCCGCTCGCCTGGTTCGTATCCTTGAGCACCGTGCCGTCCACTGCCAGCACCGCGGCCCCCTCGCCGATCAGCGGGAACTCGCCGTTTAACAGGATGTTGACCTTGTGGAACGTCCACCTCTGCCTGATCCCGTTGTCGTCCTTGTCTGAGACGAAAATGAGCTTGCGCTCGACAGAACCCGCGCTCATACCCCAGATATACTTGCGGTCGACCGCCCCATAATCATATGAGATCACGTCCGTGTCCACGATGTCCCCGCCGCTCAGTTTTCTGATGTACCCGTAATCCGGGTCCAGGCTGTAATCCGCGCCCTGCACCCTCCGGTCGACGCCGGTAGCGTCCGTGATTATTACATCCTCAAGAGTTTCTATACTCGTGGGCGTGATGTAATGGGTGTCTACTGTCTTATAGACCTGCTCGCCCGCCTGGAATGTCCCGACCACGTTGACCAGTTCGATATACCCGGCCGCCTTGAACGCGATCTTGCCGGTCGCGGTCGATGTGCCTCCCGTCACCGTATCGCCAACCGCGAGCGTGCCCGTTATCACGCCTGTAAGCTTTGTAACAGAAAGGTCGAGCTTGCCCAGATCGATATACAGATCATCTACCAGGTCCACGTCCGCCTCGGCGCCCACTTCATCCTGATACACATAGGATTTGCTCTGGTTGTCCGTGTTGATCGCCGATCCCAGCAGCGTCATCTTCAGATTTTCATTGGTCATCTCCCGCAGACCGAATGTGATCTTCGCGTCACGCTCGGTCTCTTTTTCGATGATCGTGGCCCGCGCCGCGTTCCTGGTGCTTTTCAACTTTTCCGTTGTTACAGTGAGTCCGAAATTTATATTTTCCAGCTCGCCCAGGTCGTCGAATGACGCTCCTCCAACCTCTCCCGCATAGGCCCTGCCTGTGCCGTAATAGCGGATATTATCCGCGCTTGATGCTAATCCCATCGTCCGTCCTCCTTGTTTTTTTGTTAAATCGAATTACTAATCCTTGATTGTCTTAAACTCATACCTCGCCGCGTAAAAACACAGTCCCTTCTTTGGCGCCAGATACAACGGCGCCGCCGTCCTGAGGCGCATAGTTCCCGACGGATGTATCTTTTTTCTGTGAAGCAGCCTTTCTGATTGTTCCAGGATCTCATAGACCCCCACGTTGGTCGCGCTCCCGCTCTTCGCGTATTCCGTGCCTCTCAGATTGCGGTCCCCGATGATGAGCATGACCCCTATATCCTCCTCGTCATATCTGTCCTTATTCGTCAGGGACAGTCCTGTGGCGATCACGTACACGCATGGAAACAGTTTCGTCATCTTCGCGAGCTCCTCGATATCATCGGCCTCTGCCTGACCCGCGTAAAGCTCCAGAGTTTTCACTCCCTGGGCCTTTAACGGCTCCAGAATGTTGAGCACAATCTGTTCAAGCTCCTCGATCTCGTGCATTACCTGGCTCCCCTGATAATTTTCCAGGCGAACCACAGCCGCCGCCTGAACGGCAACTGGCCGATCTGCTGTACCATCGCCAGAAAGCGCTTATTAGCCACCTTTATTGCCACCTTTCTGATCTTTTTATGAACCCTGCCGCTCATCAGAACCCGCTCATCTTGTCACGGTCGAATATGCGCTCATTAGACGTAATATCTACCGTGTCCCTGGTATTCGTCGCCGCAGGCGTGGCCGCGCCCAGATTGATCTTGCCCTCTGAGACCTTCTCCAGAAACCTGATAGCCTCCTTATGCCGTTCGATCCGTATGTCCGGCGCGGTGTCGTCTCTCCTGGAATAGAGATTGTATATGGCAATATCCACGCTGATCTGCCGGATTTTGGCGGGAACCGGTGATAGCGGTACGGTATATCTCCCCTGGCAATATGCGTCTATCGTCGCATCCGCGTCAGCGATGGCCCTTGTCACCTTGTCGTCATCAATCGCCACGCCGTCCGGATCCGTCAACTGGATGAGCGCGTCCTCATCCAGTTGATCCAGTATGTCGTCTTGAACGCTATAAGCCATCACTTCCCGCCTTTGCCCTTCTTTATCTTATCTTCCTCTTCTGCCTTATCCCTGTTCTTAATCACCTCCACCTTAAGCATCGGCTCCTCTTTCAGGAGCTTGATCTCCGCCGCAGAAAATTTATTATCAGGATAATCGACAGGGCCTTTCGGATGGCGCATCCCGCATCTCCGGAAACCGTCTCTCTTGCTCGATATACGTATGGTCATGTGAACCTCCTTGTTCGTAACTTTTTAGAATGTAGGCTGTTAATTTCATTGTTAACAGCCTACAGCTTTTTTACTCTTTTCCTTCAGCCTAACAGTCTTCAGCCTGATAGCCTGTTAGATTATCCTGCCCCTGTTGATCCCCAGCTAAACTGCCACAGGCCGTAACCGCCTGCCGCCCTGGCCTCTGCCCCGAACCGGAACTTCTTGCGCATAAAGACCGTGTCGCTCTCGGCCTCAGTCTGCTGCACGAACACCGGCGCTTTACGTTCCTGATAAACGAACGGTTTGAGCGGCCTGTTCGTAACGTGCAGGAACCATGCGGTAGAGCTGGTCAATCTCGGATTGACGAGCAATTTCGCGGTGCCGCGATAGGGGTTCGGCGATTCATCGGTCAGCTTCTCGTTTTCCAGGAGCAGCCTTCCCGTAGCCTCTAACGCGGGCGGCACTTCAAGGAGATCCGGGATCAGGCCCAGCGGCCTGCCTTCATCGTCCTTAAAGGTCATAATGGCCAACCGGCCAGCGCCGTAGCTCGCGGCGGCAGCCGCGGTTGTGGCTGCTGAAAGGGCTGCGGTGCCTTTATTGCTTACGCTTGCCCCGGCCACTTCATGGTCATCATCATAAAAATTTTGACCGTCGTAGCAGAGGTTCGTGAAGGCGTTATTTTTCAGGTCCGCATCGATCTCATCAGGCAATTGCCTTGCGCTGAATCCAGCTTCCCTGGCCTGGGGTTCGTATATGCCTATGGTATCGTCCTCGATATCGTTCCTGTCCACCTCTACCGTGGCCTCCCAATCGTCATTGACGATTGTGTATTTGAAAGCCTCAAGCGCCTTGAGAACTTTGTCACCCAGCCATTTGCGCATCTTGGGAAACCGCGAAAGCCATGAGTAATCATTCTCCTTCGATCCGCTCGGCACCAGCATGGTGGTCTGCTGCCACAGGCTCGGCGCGGCATCGAATGCCTTGTTGAATGTGGTTTTTAAGTTAATAAAAACCGCCGTCAGGTTCTCCTTGTTGACAAGAAGACCCCCGAAAGCGATCAGGGAAAAGTCTATGCCTGTATTTCCCTGTGCCATGACCTGGTGCTCCCCGCTGAGGAATAT